CCCCCGTAAGGGGGCCCCGGGTGCCATCCGGCATCAACCTAGGTCACAATAATTCCTAGGTTCCCTTCCATCACAAATGGGAATGCGTCATGACCTTGCAAGAGAAGCGTCGAGTGTTAGCTCGATGGGATTATCAGCGCCAACGGCGTCTGTATAATACCCTCGATGCTAACAAGTTGGTGCTGGATTCTTCCGGCACTGACACTATTTACTCGATGCAAGTCACAAGGTCGGAGGGGCACCCTTGGCCTCGCGGCAAGGGTGTTCAGGATGTGGGCGGACCGTTCGATACTGTCAAGTTGCTGTATAAGCCAACTGGACACGATCGAGTTGTCTACGAGAGGATGAACGGACAGTACTTGGAAACTAACAAGTCTGACCCTCTCCCTCGTGGGGCTGGAATCCCTGCTCCATTTCAGAACTCGTCTGGCTCATTGGAATACTACGCACAATGGGTCCATAACGGCAGCGGAGCTGCCCTAGGACCAATTGGCGCAAGTTTCATCAACCAGACGATCCCAACGAATCCTGTCGTTGACGGTGCTGTGTCGTTGGCCGAGCTGTACAGAGAAGGCTTGCCTGCTCTGATCGGTGCTAGTCTCAAACTAAGAGATACTAGCAGCTTCTTCCGAAGCCTCGGTGGAGAATACCTGAACTATCAGTTCGGGTGGCTCCCTTTGGTGTCTGACCTAAAGTCAGCTGCCAAAGCCATCATGGAATCCGAAAGGATTCTATCACAGCTTGCCAGAGATTCTGGCAAGAACGTACACCGAAAACGAATCTCGGAACCCATTCGTACCACCTCTGTCTATACAGACAGCGCCAATCATTACAATGGCATGGGTGGTGCCGATGTGCTCGCGCCTCCGTGGTATCGTGAAACAGATTCCACCAGTATCCAGCGATGGTTTACTGGCTGTTACACGTATCACTTCGAACCGGCACGCATGGATGCGTTGCAGGAAATCGTGGTGAAAGCTAGGCTCCTGTACGGTCTGGATCTTAATCCAGAGGTATTGTGGAATCTAGCACCATGGAGCTGGTTCATCGACTGGTTTGCCAATGTTGGTCCGTTGCTAGGCAACGTATCAGCATTCCAGAAAGATGGACTGGTCCTTCGCTA